GGAGGATAGAGCACTGCGCTCTATCCTAATCACAAATGTATGGCATCTCGCATACATGTGCCTGACTAACGTCGAACCAGCTCATCGCAAGAAGCGATAAACACGGCTCTAGTTAGCGGTGCATCATGCAGCAAGTTAGCCATCATTTGGATCACCCTCACACTGGCAGCCCTATTGAGAAATTAGGCTGTCATGTGATACCCACCTCGATTTCACTTGAACTCGAGGCCTCTGCGCAACACCATGGGTCCAAGGAATACCTTGGCCAGGGCGCTCTGTGAAGAGCTGTAGAAACGCAGTGTCGTCATTGGTTGGCGACCTACTGGACGACTCGATGCGAGTCAGAACGTAGATCTCTTCTCGCTGCAGGTCTGAATTCCATCGGCGTCGAAACGCCATGTTATCAGGTTCTGTGCGAGATTTGTAACCAAAGGCGCCAGATCGTTGGGCTACATCCGGTATGAACCGGGGTAGTGTCGACGCGAGATACGCGGCTGTCGACAACATAAACTTTTGGTAAAAGTTGTTTGTTGTCGCCACCACACTCGCTAACGAGGCTGGTTTGCCATCGTACCAACCATGCCAATACGCGGGAGTCACGTCGACTCCACGAAAGGCATCAACGCCGCAGGACTCCCTGAACTCTCCAGTCCAGAAGGTCTTTGCGTCGTTAATCTTGAACTGCAATAGTTCAAGCGATTGTTCCAATAGCTCCCGACAGTCAGAGGGAATGACTATGTCATCCCCAAAGACGGCTATTGTTCCTCTGAGGGACTCAATGTTTCGCAACGTAGCATTAAGCCGGCGCTTTACCAAGGCGCAGGACACTGCCACGCACAAAAATATGAGCGATTCCACAGGGAACGTACAGGCGCTACCCATAGTTGAGAATTTTCTCAGCCGGATGACCTCAGGCGCTCGCGCGCTGAGAGATTGTCCGACGCTACGGGTTCGAGTCGCACGCAGGGCAGACAAGAGGCGGGAATTCCGCCTGAATGCCTGTCCAACAACGTGACAAGACACTCGATCGCTAGCTGCCGACAAGTCGACAGTAGCCAACGAACCGTCTCTTGAGCCAATCCGCGCAAGCTCTTGATTGAGTCGCTGATCGCGAAAGCGAACAAACGAGCCAATCCAGCAAGCTGCTGATCGGTCGGAGAAATAGTGCCACAGGTTTTGCTGGCACCATTGATTCGCACTTGGCTCCGCGGCGATGAGCCGCGGTTTCGAGTACGACTTCGGGACAGCGACCATCCTTGAACTTTGGTTTTCGCAACCAACGTCCGGAAGATGATCGCATCGTCTTGCCCATGCCGAATAGCTATGGAAAGCATAATCGGCGTACGGGAACTCGGTTTCCAGAGTTTCTGACCAGGCGCGCCAACTATACTTGTTGGCGATCCCAGTAAACTCTGCAACAGCTCCTGGTCCGTGCTTGAACCTCCAGTCGGAAGGATCGTAAGATCCGAGACTGTTGGTAAGGATGCCTGACACTTTGTCAAGCATCCCAAGGACGATCGTGAGAACTTTCCGCGAATGCGGAAAGAGAGCGTCAGCTCGTGCCCTGTATAGGGGCGACTTTTCGAAACCATGAAAGGTCTCCTTTATTGAGGCATGAGCCTCGGTCTCACCTTCCCAAAACCGATCTGGTTCGGGCAAGGTCTGATCGACTGCATAGAACTCCTCGACTTCCGTCGCGGCTTTTTCTGCAGTGCAAGGGAAGCTAGCTTTCTTCGCGGCAAAGACAATCTGCCGCAAGAAGGTGATAGCCTCCAGGTTTGCGTCGTCCTTCAAACGACCAGTCTCATCGAAAATCAGTAGGTATAACCCTCGCATAAAAGCGGGGACTAATACGCGACCTGAGACCCTCTTCGTCAGAGGAAGTCCAGATCGGCAGTACTGACCGTTGGCCAAGCACCTATCAAAGTGCTTACCAATCTTCGGGAGGATTTCCATGTAAACGGAAATTCCTCTCGAATCGACGAGACTTTGAAGATGGGTGAGATCTCTCTCAAGCTCCATCCTCAGTGTCGGGAAAGCGTATATAGCATCTTGGAAGATGTGTTTATACACTTTTCTCAACTCACTAACATGGCGATTAGACATTCAAAGGATTAAACTCCTCAGGTATGTCCCATGCGTCAGGTAAGCGATCAATCAACAACTCCGGAGTCGACCTTAGAGCTTCAGCAACGAGCTGAAGAAATCATAGGTCATGGACGTTACGACTCCCAGTTCAACAGAGCGGACAGGATTGCATTCGAAGACAAGATCATCTTGTCGGCGACCGCATCCTCAAGTGCGACCGAAGTTGCCCCAGGTTTATTTTCGATGACGAAATAAAACTTGCGGTAGAACTCCGGCACTCCCGACGCCTCGAAAGTGGTACGAACCACCTCGAAGTTGTGTCGGTCGTATTGTGGGTAGATGCCATTCGGCTTTACAGTCGTATGGCGAATCTTCACAACATACCTGTCCGTCGAGTTGGTGTAACGGTACTCAGTTGAGTACGCGTCATTGTTGACCAATGTGCAGGTGATGTCACCACCAGCCTGCGGCAAAACGATCGTGTTACCTAACATGTGAGAAATTCTCCTGGAACTAAAACTGTCTTAGGGCTTGCTGCCCTTAAGGACAGCTAGAGCTCCAAGAATCGACATCTGCTTCCCCGTAAGGAGAGGCAGGGTTGGGAGAGGGAACGGAATGACGGGAAAGACAGGAAATCTTTCCTTTCGCACCATTTCTTCTACGTACCACCCATTTAGGGTATACTGAGAAGGTATGGGATTGTCCAGGACGTACGTCGACTTCGATGTCGACGTCCGCATCAAGGACAAGCGACCAAATGTCAGACCTAATTCATTGTTAGACGCCTTTAGGCATGTGCCTACCGACGAAAACCAATCAATTAGCCAGCTCCATGGAGTTAACTCCCATGCAGCGTCGAGAGCGGCATAGTTTCCTATACCGCCGTATCCATCGAATCCACCAGTACTAAGCTGGGCCAGTCGCTCTAATTGGCGATAGCCCTGCGTAGGTAGTTGGTTGCCCGCCGCGAGTTTCCACTCGCACGTGCCCCAACTTCTAGTGGTCATGGACACAGCTCGATTGCCCGTCGCAACAAAACGAATACCATGCCAGGTGGCATGGTTCGTGTAGTTAGACGTGGCTGACACAAGTTCACACCGTCTCCTCAAAGTTTTGCCGTCGCGAAGCGCATAGAGCTCTTGCATCCGTTTGGAAACGGAATGCACGAACCCGTAGAGCGCCGCGAGGTCCTTAACTAGGGGCCTTACAGCCCACCGCCAGGATATGTATCCTGCGGCGGCACTCCGAAGGAGTGATCTGCCGAAGTCTCTAGTTGAACCAGGGATATCCTTCAACTCTCCAAGATACGACGCGATGTTCACTTTTGGAACACTCGGGTTCGTCTTGGCGAGTATCTCCCATGCAAGAGCATTCAAGTCTGCCATGTTATAGGCAGGCCATGCTCCACGTGGGTCATCAGGTCCAGGATGATATTGCATCGGATAACCGACGAATTCACCCGCTCCTGTGATAGTAGGAAAGTGCGTGAAGGTACGGACGAGATCGAATCTATTAGATGATTCGCGCTCGCCAACCGTATCAACACAGCTTTCATACGGGCCGTGAGTGACACATGCGAAATCTTGGAGGTTTCCAAATGCGTAATAAGAACCGCATTCTGAAAACCTTCCATCGTTAACGCGTGTGCGTGCACTCATTGCCGGATCCTCATAGCAAAACCTTCAACGGGGTACATGGAATGTTTACCGAGAGATGAATCTCAGTTGGGCGCACCTTACGAGGTGCG